GAACAGGATTATATTGTTTCATGAGTGTACTAGTAGATGCAGCTGTATTTGCCGCATAGACTTGACCCATTGTATTTAATTTTCTGGTTCCATCATAAGTAATTCCGTTCAAAACAAAACCCATTCTTGGTAATGTAGTTTGAACACTTGCATCTGTTGTTGACATTCTTCTAATATGTAACAACATCCTATCTTTTGCAGAGTACTCAATAGGAACTTTGATCTGTTCTGTTATAACACCAGCAGAATTTCTTCTTTGAATGTTTATATCATTGAAAAGAGTTCCAAAAACCGCTACATATTTTCTAATAGTTTCGTGATAATAAGTTGTTCCTAACATTATAGACTCCCGAATGGATTACCTTCGGTGAAGTCAATAATAGCATCAGCGGCCGCTTCTATTTCTACATTACTTGCACTTGCTGCTGTATCTGCGGCAGATGATTGAGCATCAAAAGAAGTAATAGAGTAAGTTGCACTAGAATCATCACCAACAATATTTACAGTTCCAGAAAAGTTGCCAGTCATGTTTATGAGATTTAATAGTTTGTCAGCTGCATTCCAACTGGCCACCTCTCCTTTGACTGTAGCAGCGGCGAGTGATGTCCCCTGATAGACTTGCTCACCAACAGTATAGTTACCACTACCGGTATTCATTGTAAAATCAATCGAATAAGATTGTGCTCGTTCAATTGCATCTATAACTTCAATACCAGTATTAAGAGATTGATCAGAATAAAAGAACATTTCACATAGAAGATCATAAACCTGTAATCCACCAGTTTGATAAAATATGGATTCATCTTCTACAAACATTACTTGGAATAATGATCCAGTAGTAGGAAAATAAATTAGATCTCCCCCTGCTGGTGCGTCCGCTCTTCCTTCACCTTGAACATTCAATTCTGCCCATCTGCGTCTCGCAACAGTAAAAGTAATTTGATCTTTTATTTGTATTCCAAACTTGGAAATAAAATCACCCTCACCCTCAAACCCATCTACAGATTTAATATACATTTCAATTGTATGAGCACTATTATAAGATGCGGTATTATCCTCGCCCATCAATGTGTCTTCATCATTCAATGTTCTGGGACAATAATATACATCTATTCCAAAAGTCTTTATTGCTTCAATATTCAAATTTTCTATTAATCTTTGCTCTGGTGTATTTGTACCATGCAGATTAAAATACTGATTTGTCGCCATTTATTATCCTATTAGATGATCTATTGGTAATTCATACCGTAGTGACATTTCTGTTTGAATAGTTTCTAGTTCTGTAGTTGCATCATCATAAAGTTGTCGTCCATTCATCGTTACTCCACCAGGTAGTTGCATTCCCTCAAACTTGGTAAGATTTTGACCCCATTGTTTTTTCATCAATGCAGTATTATATCTCTTGAGAAACATATCACTCCAAATATCGGCATACGTGGCCGGATCAAGAATTTTATCTACTTCAACGACAATAAAATCATCTATGGTAACATCTGAGCCCCATGAAATATCAAGATATAATTTGTCTGCATGACGGTTATATCTAAATGATGGCTGACCTGTAAACATTTCATTTATTAATTGTAAATATTCTTGTGCAATTTCAAAACTTGCTAAACCACCACTTCCCAATGAATGCATTTCAGAAAGTGCAAACTGATACTTAGAGGAAAACATAGAATTAGTTCTAGTATTATCAGAAAAGGGAATAATTCTTCGAACCCCAATAATTGCTTCGGCTATCGATATGTATTTGTTATCATAGTCTCCTATTGCTGTTGCGGTAGATGCATGAGTTGTTGCGGTTGCTGAACTTGTATTACCTGTAATAGTTTCGCCAGTAGAAAATGTAGTAGTAGTATTTGCATAAAATGTATTACCATCTCCACCCGATTTAACTTCTGGGTCTTTATATCTTAAAGTAGTATTAGCACTATGATATGCATGTACTGTTGCTTGAACACCACTTGTTCCGCCAGTAATTATTTCACCATTTGAAAAAGTTCCAGTTGGAGCTCCCGCTAGTTTGAGAGTAGAGCCTGAAATTTGATGTTTTAGAAATGTATTTTCGGTTGCATCAAAATGATATTCTTGGTAAAATTGGAGAGAATCATCGATACAATCTTCTACTTGGTCATCATCAATATTCAATTCGACTACTGGCCAGCCAAGTTTCCGTTTACAATAATCTTTAAAAGTTGTTCTAGTAGTTGGTTGTGTCATTTCGTTGCCTCTGCAGATATCGTTATAATTCCTTCTGCCAATCTTTCTACTATTGTACCACCCGATTGTGTATATTCAACATCGTAAACATAATTTCCAGGGGAAAGAGCTGCAGTCTGTGTCGCAGTCAATGAGATTGTTACATTTGATCCTGCAACGGCGGTAGTTATAGTAGTAACATTATTTGATGAATAGTAAGATTGACGCATCTTAGCGGCACATGTCCCTGTAGAGATAGTGACATTCTGACTAACAGAATTTTGTGCGTAGATTACTTTTTCAAACGTGCAACCTTGATCTAATGCAATGTTTACAGTTTGTTTTTGGAGGGTCAATGCCACAATCCTTCTCCTTTTATAATAGTGTAGTTTATATAGTTGTTCCTATACTATTTATATGATAAGGAAATCTGTGGCATCTAATTTAATTTTGCTTTTAGTTCATCGATCTGAACTTGTTGTTCTTTGATTGCCTCAAGAAGAACAGCAGTCATTTTTGAATATTGAACTCCATGTGGTTTGCCTTCTTTATAAGATACCAAATTAGGAAGAACTTCATGTACTTCTTCTGCAATAAATCCATAATTATTATCAGGCACCTCATCATCTTTCCAATCAAACGAAACTCCTTGCAGTTGTAGAACAGCAGGAAGTATATTTTCAATAGGTTCAATATTTGTTTTCAGATTTCTATAAGAAGATTCTGTAAGCGAACCAGTAACAGTCAAGTTATCACCAACAGTTACTTCAGAAGTTGCATGCCCTATTAATACTGCAATTCCAGAAGATGCATTTGCAATTTTTAATGTACCGACTGCATTAGTAATATGAGAGTGTGAACCATCATGATATATTGTCATATCTTGAGCATCACCACACTTAATCGGGGAAGAGTCTGTTAAGTGTAACGAATCCGTAGCTTGATTCCATGTCATGTTACTACCAGCAGTATCACCATAAAATATAGCATTGTAGCCTGTACCATCTACACCAAGTGTTAATACACCAGCTTGATCTATCTTCATCCGTTGTGTGCCAGCAGTAAAGAAATCTAAATCATCGTTGTCTGCTCCTGCTGATGTTTCTGCAAGAATTTTTGTATCTTGGTCAACATCAATAAGTCCTCCAAGACCAGCCCATGTTGATCCACTATATCCTTCAAAACCACTTGTTGTAGTATTATATCTTATTCCACCTTGTACATCAGGACCTCTATTGGAAGATGTTCCAATTGGAACAACTATTGTTGATGTTCCTATAAATTTTGCTACACAATTCGTAGAATCTTGTGTTACTACAAGTGGAACTGCCGCGACTGCTAAGGCATTATCATTCTTAATCGTTACTAAACTTCTTGTTGCAGTAGAAGCTGAATCTGAAGTAAGATCCATCAATGCGCCAGTAGTTAATCCGTCCATTGACATTGAGAATCCAGTTCCAGTTGTTGCGGTATCAGCAGTAATGTCAAGGATTCTTCCAGTTGTAACGAGAGTTGCAGTAGAAGTCAAATCCACCATCTTACCAGTTGTCAATGCATTCATTGACATATTGATACCAGTACCAGTAGTAGCGGCATCTGCTGTAATGTCAATAACTTTTCCTGTTAGAACACCAACAGAGGACACTTCTAATGTTGTTCCTGAAGTATTAATAGCTGCAATCTTGGCGGTATTTGTTGTAGTTTGTTCTGAATCAATTTCAAGTGCGTATCCACCGGCCGCGAGGTTGGAATCAATGAATAATCCTCTACCAGCATCAGCTTGAAGTGTAAGAGCTGTAGCTCCTGTGGCTGCATCTGCATTAACAGCTATTTTTGCTACATTTCTAGTATCAGTTTCAGTAGAAGTATCATCTAAATCTAATAATGCACCCGTAGTAGTTGCTGCTCCAACAATATGTAATGCAGTACCCGTAGTAAGAGTTGAAGCGGCTATATATGAAACGTTAGTTGTAGTATTTTCTGCATCGATCTCAAGTGCATATCCACCTGCTGCAAGATTAGTATCAATGAATAATCCTCTTCCTGCATCGGCTACTACGGCGAGTGTGGTCGCGCCTACTGCGGAAGCATGATTCTGTGTTATACTTGCAATATTTCTTGTACCTGTATCAGATGAATTAGAATCAACAACTATAGCAGAACCAGTAGTTAATCCATCCATTGACATATTAATACCGGTTCCGGTAGTGGCTGCATCCGCTGTAATATCAATGACTTTTCCTGTCATAACTCCAACTTGACTTACTTCAAGAACTGTTCCACTTGTTGCAATAGAAGCTATTTTTGCTACATTTGTGGTAGTTTGTTCTGAATCAACTTCAAGTGCATATCCACCAGCGGAGAGGTTTGTATCAATAAATACACCTCTTCCCGCATCTGCTTGTACAGTAAGTCCTGTTGAGCCTGTTGCGGAAGCATGATTTTGAATAATCGTTGCTATACTTCGAGTATCAGTAGCCGCGGAATCAGAATCAATATAGAGTGCTGACCCAGTAGTAAGTGCATCAGAAGTAATATCAATAACTTTACCGGTGGTTACTGAATCTGCTGCAATGTCAAGAACATCTGCAGTAGTTTGACTAGCAGTAACACTTATTCCAAGCTCATCTGCATCTTGTGAAGTAACTGAAAGGGCGGGTTTTCCTGAATCGGTCTTTTGTGTTATACCTGTATGACCTGCCCAGACATTTGCCCAAAGCATTGTTGTATTACCAATATTAAAAGTAAGATTTGCATTTGGAATTAAACTGGAATTAATATCTGCTGTAAATGTTATTTGATCTGTGGTTGCATCACCAAAGACAAGATTACCACTTATCGTAGTATCTCCATCGGTGATAACATTTCCGTGTATTCTTAAATTTTCTCCTATCACTGCCGATTTGGCGATACCCACACCTCCTGCGGTGATAATCGAGCCAGTAGTATTACTTGTAGAATTTGTAGTATCTAACAACTTAATGAAATTACTCATTCCATCAGATTGTGTCATTACTACAACTTCATTAGTCTTGACTCTCCATTGGTCAAAGGTATCTGTTAATGCGACATTGGCACTCATGGGTAATTCCTATTTGTTTAAAAATTCTGTAAGAAGAGTTTTAATCTCAAGCATTTCTACTCTTATTGTTGTGAGTTCTTCTACCTGACCTCTTAATATATTTATATCATTTTGTTGCTTATGAAAATACACTCGTTCTCGTCTATGTTGTTGTAAAGCATTGTAATCTGTGTTCAATAATGCCTTCGAATGGGTGTCCCTCATAAATCTGGAATCTTCTGTTTGTACAATTCCCATATTAATCTAATGCGATTGCTCGCATGTCCTTTACTCTTGGCATATCGTAGGTAGTATCTGCAACTAATGCTATCTTAATTGCAAACGTTTTAAAAGTTTCATATCGTACACTATTTGATGTATATGCCGTGGTTTCGGCCGGTGTTTGATAAATAAACTCCCTAACATCTTCTTTTCCTTTAGAAATTGTTCCAGAAGAAGTCTCTTGCGTCATTAATATATAGTTTTTCAAATCAAAGTCATCAGGATCATCTCCGTTCTTAACTTTATAATATACATGAACATCTGTACCTAATGGCTTGTATGCATTTATAATAATTTTAATATCTGATGCATCGAAACCATCTTTAAGAGTGACCCTTCGGGAAATATATTTTGCTGATATTGGGCCACCACTATTTCTTTCTTCTCCTGTACATTGTACTGCTGTATTAATTGATCCAGCTCCGGTAACTGTTGACATTGTGACTGTTGGATTTTGAGTATATCCTGAACCAGTATCAACTACTACAACATTTGAAACATATCCATTAGCAACTAAGACTGTCATCTTAGTATTACTTCCAGCTAATCCAGTTACTGCATTTGTTTGTGCATTTGGATTTGCCCATATCAAGACCCCATTAGCAAATCCCGTAGTACCTGCAGTTGGTGTACCGCCCGGAGTAGGAATAGTTTTATTGTTTGCATTCGTTTTAATAGTAACAGAAGAAACGTTCTTTGTAACATCACCATCCAAGTGAGTGACAGCTGAAACAATACCATAGACACCACTATTTTCTGCAAGTGTATGTTGACTATTGCCATAAACATTACACATCACAGCTTCACCAACGATAAATGCTCCGGGATTACTACCATCAACCGTATATCCACCATTGGCACTTGATATTGTAGTAGAATTCGAATTAACATTCATTGTCATTTCAACATGAACGTTTGCTGTTGCAGTATTAGTTGTTCCACCACTTGTTATCGTTGCGGTATATGCCGATGCCATAACATTCGTATAACCAGATCCTTTAGTTGTTATTGAAAAATCTGGATTTGAAAGTCCACCATTGTCAATGTAATTTTCGACAGAAATTAAATTTAAACGATCAATATCAATAACAGGTGATACATGAGAATTAGAAGATTTCATCTCTGCTCTAATTCTAAAAGATCCATTAGTATATGCAAGTACTCTTTTTCTATCTGTTAATTCATAGTTCTGATCTGGACTAAATTTTACATAAGATGCAGATCCCTCAGTACCATCAGCTAATGTAAATGTACTATTAGATGCTGCATATTTCCATTGAAGTTCTGTATCACTAAAATCTATAGTAGAAGTTCCAACTTTGATTACATCTGCCATTACGTTTGCTGTATTACCTGTGGCAGAATTTGCAGCGGTAATAAATTTTGCAAAGTTATTACTACCACCTCCACCTATATCGAAATCGGCTCTTTGCATCTGGAACATTATATACTTATTTGGATCTGATTCCCAAACTCCCGCGTTTTGTGGTTTGTAGAATGAACCAACAAATGAAGGTTTAGATATTTTGGCAATAGATCCCGTAGATGATTTTCCTTCTTCTGCCATGTGTACTTTATAATCTGTACTATTTGATGTAAGTACTAATGCATATTCATCAGGTGTCAAGAAAACAGGAGAATCAAAAGTAAATGTTGTTCTTGTAGTCGTATTTGCAACTGAGGAGTTTGCCGTAGTTGATACCTGTATTCTATCTGGATTCAATGAAATTTCACTAAATGGGATTACTTTAGAAGCACTTGGAAATCCATTAACTACTGGTCGTAGTTGTAATTTAATTGGAAGATTAGTATCTTTTGAATAAAAATTCAAAGTAACATTTCTTAAGAACAACCCTTTTGGAAATGCATTAGGATCAACATGAAACGTTTGACATAGTGGATTAACCCAAGCGGTTTTTTCCGTTGAACGTGAAGTAGTATCTCTAACAATTGCTGTGTCATTAGGAAGCTCTCTTTGATTTATAGTTTCTCTTGTTGAAATTAACAATTGTTCACGGCTTTGTAGAATTCCTTTTGCTACAAATGTTGATTCTGATGCGGTGATGGTAGCAGAAACATTATTAAGTGCGTTATCTGTAATTCTAAGAAGTTTATTTCCTGCTCTCCAAGTTGCATCTGGAAGATGAAATTCCCCCGCAATCTGGCCGGAATCATCCGTTTGCATAATACCATTAGCTACACCAGTTTCAAAGTGTAATCTGGTTGAAACGTTTGCTGTTGCAGTACTTGTTAATCCTTCTACATTATTCGCTACAGTAAATACATGGGTTGCATCACCAATAGTTCCTGTTCCAAACGATTCACGTTGACCCTCTGGAAGAGAATTAGCTGATCCATAACGAGCTGCATCTGTTGAAGAAGTATTTCCTGTTACGTTTGAAATGAAAACTGTAGCAGTATTATTAGTCGTATTAGAGGAGAACATAATCGTTCCATAATTATTTGCACCATCCTGAAGTGTTTC